TTAGTTACATATTTAAGAGTGCTAGCTAGCATATTTGGAGAATTTGCAGTTGAATCTCCTCCCGTAGCTAATTTTAGTTGAGATAAAGAGTTTTCTAATCTTTTAGATAAAAATGCTGCTGTTCTTTCTCCTTCGGTAGATTTAGCACTTCCTGGACTGCTTTTTATCCCTTCTAATATTTTATTACGTCCAAATTCTGTTGTTGCTGCCTTAACTGCTCTATCATTTTTTATAGTACCAATCTTCTCTTGATCAGCTAATTGTGTGCCATAATCAGTTAACTTATCTTTTCTTATTAGGGAATCTTTTTCTATAATAGCTTTTGCTGTCTCATCCGCAATACGAGACTGACGACTATTTTCAGCCATTCTATTTATTTGTGGGTTATTAGAGCCAACTCCCTGAGACTCAAAACCCATTATTTCTTGTCGTGTTCTGGGAGTGCTTGTAGTTTGTAAAGTCCCTTCATTACGTCCATAAGTTGTAGGTTCACCATTTAACATATCAGATGCTTGGGTTGGTTCTTGTGGTTTACCATACGCATTTATTGCGTCAGCGTATTGTGTCGGAGTAAATGAAGTATTCCCACCTATCATCTGTTCTGTTACAACAGGATTAAATTGCTTTCCAAATTCCGTTGCTTGTTCATTTTGTTTATTGATAAGATTTTGTGCTTTCTGTTCTGCAGCAGCTTTCTCAGCCTGATATTTATCCTCTTGGTTTTGCTCATTCTTCATAACAGAATATATATCTAGTGCTTTGCTGATGCCTGTTAATGGCGATACAGGAGCTTGAAAACCTTGATAGGTATGTACGGGTGTAGGAGCGTTCATTCTCTCTTGTAGAGCATTTGCGAGCTGATTCCTACGATACATATTCGCAACATCTTGCGAGTTAAAATTCACCATCTGGTTGTTAGCCATTATCCACCCCTAGCTGAATTAGTGCTTCCAAAATAATTCGTAGCGTTTGTAGGACTTAACATACCCTGATTTTGCATACCCGGATTCTGTGGAGTTTGTCCAGTAGGCTTACCATAAATAGCTTCCATGTTATTTTGATACGCTGACTGCGGTTGTCCATAAATAGCTTCCATTTGTGCTGGATTTTGGGCAGGTTGTTCAGATTGGCTAGGTTGTTGTGGTTGCTGAGAACCTGGCTTGTAGAACTTAAAGAAATTATCCGAGAAAGAATTGTAGTCTACTGGTGTAATCCCTAAAGGCCCACTTGGTTTAGGAGCAGCTCTTGTTTGACTATCGCCTAATGCTCTGGCTAACATCATGCGTCTATTTTGTAAATCAACATCATCTTGAATTGGGTTAACAATCTGATTCATAATGCCTCCAAGTATCTTCAATTGCTATTTTTAATAAATCTAAATTAATTTTGTACTTTCCATACAACTCTGGGTGAGCCTCTTTAGCCCATGCTGTTCTATCTTTTGATTGTTCTAAATAAGCAGTACAGTCGTAGCAATCAAGAGATGTATGATTAAACTTATAATGCTCTGGTATTTCTGCTCTATTAGCAGATATAAATTTCATAACTTGTTCTTTAGTCCAATCTTGCAATGGACGAATTAACTTAATCCCAGCTATAACATCACCATCTTTTGAAGGTGCTTTTAAAGAGTCATCGTTTCGCTGTCCTTGTATCAACTCAGTAATTCCTCTTTTATTCGCTGCTTCAAATATTGGAAATGAAATATTCTTAAAACAGCAATTTAAGTAACCTTGAACCTTTATCTGCTTTATTCCTGATATTTCCATACCAGCAGTCGTTCTATCAATCGGTACTAAGTCTGACGGATACCCTTCCTCGTCAATTTGTTTCTGTTTATCTACCAATACTTCTATAAACTCGACACATTCGTTTCTAATCTCATCAACTATCTTTAATGTCTCAGGGTAATTCTTGCCTGTATTAGCCCAAAACACAATAGGTTTCTTCGCTTTATACAGATACCAGCAAGCAAGTGAATCTTTACCACCTGAGAAGGCTAGTCCTAGCATTACATCATTAATCCAGCACCACCTAAACTACCTGCCAATCCCATCATGCCACTCATGCCAGCATTTTTAGCATTTTGTTGAATACCGTATTGTTGCATGGCTGCATTATAAGCATCGCTAGTCGCTTGATAGGTTTGAGGAGCAGCAATATTAGCACCTGTGTACCCTTGAAACTGTGGCATCTGTATTTGAGAGCCTGACATTAATCCTGATATTTCATTTAATGGCTGGTTGCGTAAAGCTAATTGTTGTGCCAGACTCTGTTGTTGTGCTTCATTACCGAACTGAGTACGCATTTGTTGCTCGCCTAAACCTTGTTGTCTAAGCGCAGCGTCTAAATTAATACCCTGCAAGGCTGCTTGAGATTCTAAGTCGTTACGATTCTGTCCTTGAATTCTCATTTCATTTTCCTACGCTTCGCCACCCTGCACTAATCCTTGCTTAGCCATTCTCTGTCTGGTAGCGTTTTCATTCTGAGTTAACTGCGGTTGAAGCCTTCTCATAATAGCTTCTTGAGCGTTGATGCCTTGATTAGTAGGCATTTGCGTCAGTTGAGAAGTGTCTAATTCTGTCTTTAATCCTGATAAATTAGGGTTAAATGGATTCGCTAACGCATTTTGTGCTGTGCCAATTCCTTGTTGTCCGAGATTGGCTAGTCCTTTCTCTACTGCTTGTTGAGATTGTAGAGTCGCTTGAGCGTCAGGAGTAAGTGTTTGACGAATAGTAGGAATGTCACCTTCATAGCTGACTGTCTGATTGCCTAGAGGCCCGTAAATGTTTGGGTTGCCTAGTTTTGCAGTTGCTCTTGCAGCCTCAATATTCTCAATGCCTTGTTGCTTGGCTGCTGCTACATAATCTGGTGCTGGTGGTGCTTTGGCTGCTTTTCCCATACCGTTCTCCTAAAAACTTACAATCATTCTTATGTAATGTAAAAAAAACTATATCACCATTTGATCTACTAATCCTAGCTTCTTCCTTAAATCCCATGTTCTTAACTAAGTGTATACTCTTTTCATTTTCCTGAGTAATTGGTACTATAATTTTCTCAACTTCTAACTGATCAAAAGGGTAATTAAATATAGCCTTTAAAAACTGTTTATTAACCCTTCCCTCTATTCTTATGTGGCAAACAATCGTTGTTTCACAGTAATCTTGATACACCACTCCAGCTGTTATCTTATTATCCTTTTGTAACCCAATTGCTGCTGAATCAACATTGTATAACTCTGTGGTTTTATCAGCCACCCACCTTCCAACTTCGCTTCCTGCGACTATATCCCAGCCCATCCTGTCTGATACACTATGTCAGTTGATGCCCATTCTAATTGTATTCCTTGACTGCTAGATGTTAGGTGAATACCTCCACAGTATCCAATCCCAGTAATCCCTTGCCATGTGTTAGTAATGACTGTATCTTGCCCCCAAACATCAGTATCCCATATAGCAGTACCCCATATAGTCTGGCTAGAAGGTGAAAACGATAAAGATGAAACTGGATTCGTGGTATCAAAATCTACATTTATTGACAGTAGAATTGCTGGTGAACCGTTTGTAAATATGGAGGGGCGCGCACGAGTAAAATACTTCTTTACCCCGCGTTGTTCAAAGTAGTTAAATGCCTGTAAGACATTAGTTTGAATGTTAGATACGTTATCTGTATAGCCTGTCCACGCTTTACAAACCACTCCATTTCCACCAAAATATAAATCCTCTTGATGTATCTCTAAGACGTTAGCACTCCATCCTTGAAACTTACACCAAGATTTTGTAATCGTATTCATTACATACTGTTCTTGTGCAGAACCTTCAGAAACAGGCACATTAAGCAAAATTGCGTTATTCTTTGCTAAATAAATTACTTGCCAGCCGAATTTTGACGCATAAGCGTTAACGGCGTCAGTTATCGCTCCTTGAATCTTATTAGTTAAATTGATTCTTGGATCAAGTCGAGATGATTGTAATGCTCCAGCTAACGGCACTAATCCGTCATAAGTGATTATAAGTAAGTCACCTGCATACTTAACCAAACATCTATTGCCTACTGGAGAACCTAAATTCCATACTCCAATCAATGCCCAAGTAGCAGAACTGGCTGGATCAGTACCAGAATAAACAATTACTTCTCCGTTTGAAGTAATAAAGACTAAATTATCATCTACTCCGTATCCAGCGTCTAATGTCCAAGTACCTATGTCTACGATATAACCGCCCTTCTTAGCGATTGATCTTAAATCTAATAAATTGGCTGCTCCACCGACTGCGCTAGTAGGTAAATACCACGCTTTTAATGTATTCTTTTGACTAAACCACACTCTGTTTTTAAACAACTGAATGTTATCTAAAGTAGTTGGTGTAACGCCTGTAATTGCAATGGTAGAAATTGCTGTAATAGCAAGCCATGTCGTGCCGTCATACAATAGTGGTGAATTAACTCCATTAACTAAATAAATATAGTTTCCGCCACTTGTAGTTACATTAATATATTCCCATCGTGCGTTTGTAAGAGAACTAACAACGGCTGCTCCGACTACTCCTGGATTAGTTACGTCATAGATTGCAGTACCAGCGATAGCAAATAGCTTCTGTGTTGAGCCGTAGGAGTAATTCATTAATGTTTCTACTTGCCCTGTTATTCCAGTAACGTGATTATTAAAGCCACCTCGTAGGACAACATTAGAAACAGTAGGAAATAGATTAATTAATGAATAAGCGTCAAGTGCTTCCATATTAGCAATAGAATCACGCGCGTTCCAACCGCCTATTGGTGCGGGTAGAGATGCGACTTGGGCTGATCCTTTTTGAAATAACATTAGCTTGGCCCGTATCCAGAATCAGGTATATTATCTACTCCGATTAATATAGAGCCGACTCTCGGAGCAAAACTTAAATTAGCTGCGCTAGAGTCTTGAGCCATAACTACTTCTAATTCTTCAGTAAAGTTACGATACATAGCAGTCGTATCAAAGCCTTTCGCTTCAAAGTACTTTAATTTCGTCATTAGCACGATTAGCCGATCAGAGTATATGCAGGTATCGGTATCTACCGTAAAGCTCGTTTTTGACACTCCTACTGCGTTTGTAGCCCATCCATTACTCTTGTATTCATAACCTAACAGTTCGCTGTTAGATAAGCCCGGAAATATCTGGAAATAAGCACCTAATAATCTCCATCTGATTCTTGGCCCAGTAGAAATGTAACCTGACATGAGCCATTCCCATTGTTGAGCAGACTCAGGCCCAAGCATTTCCCAATGATTACCTTTATCCCATTGAGTTCTTGGCATACTAGAGTCGTAATCAGCAGGTAGTGAATATTGTACTTTCTGAAAGGTTACTGCTCCACCTACTTCGGTTTCTGTAAACTGTTGGCTAGAAGTAATAGCCGTTCCTGAATCAACTGATAAAACCATTGCGCTGGTATTCATGCCACTACCGACTAGATTGTAGGTAGTATCTATGCCAGCAGTTGACGGTATGCCAGTCATTGACGTACCGCCTGAAGTCCAGTTTCCTGTCGTGGTTACATAAGAAGTATAAAAAGTGTACTGTTTTGTTAAATTGCGCCAACTCGTTTTTCTTAATAACTCGTAACCAGATGCGTTCATCAATGCAAGAATCTGAATTACGTCTTGATTAGTGCTTGATGCTACGGCAGTAGGTGTTGCTACACCGATTTCATTGGTTACTTGCTGTACGAGCTGGAGCATAGTTGTCATTTTTAAGCCTCTTTTCTGGGTCTACCACCGACTGATTTTTTTTCCATTAGAATTGCCATTTGGGCTTTTAAAGTGGCTAATTCTTGTTTAGTTTCTTCTAATGAGTCAGATTGAGAGTTGTTTTTAATGAGGAACATTTTAGCTCGTTCCTTTAATCTCATTCCACTCATGCCCATTCTTTGCATTTGCATATCTGAACAAGTTGCTACCTGCTCAACTGTTTGAAACTTTAAAATTGATAGTTCTTCAAAGAATGACTCTGATAGTATCTCAGGCTCATCTTTTCTCCATTGAGATAAAGGCACTCCAATGACTTCTTGTTCTCCATTCTTCATCTGGAAATATAACCATTGTCTGGGAAACCGTTTCTTATGATCCTCGCGTACAGGTTGATCTACTATATTGGTTTTATCAGAAGGAATATTAATTCTAATAAAGTGTTTGCCAAAGTTAGGATCGGGCTGACTAACTCCATCATCATCTAGGATGGTTTCATTCTTTTGTAAGTAGAACTCTACGTTTAAACTACTGTCTGCGTTACTGATATCGCTATCCATTTGTTTTCCTTTTTGAAATGGTATTATCATAAGGACTAGGGCAGTCTCCCGCCCTAGTATCTACGCTGTGGTTATCGAAACCCACGTTGTTGCCGATGTTGCAAAAAATACCGCAGTCTTAGCTGTTGCTAATGCCAGACTTGTTGCACCTGCATTTATAGTACTTGCTACCGAATAAGGGTAAATTGTTAAAGATACCCCAGAGTCGTTTCTAATTACTACTTGTGCGCCAACTTCAGTAGGCAAAAGTCTAACTCCAGTAGAAGCTGAACTGGTAGTAAATGTGTTATTTTCAGCACTTAACAGAAAAGCATCTGCAATCGTTGTTCCTGTTGCCACTAAAGCAACTGCACCTGTACCACAAATTGCTTGAGTTGACTGCGGAGAGTTTCCTGTCCCCATAACTCGTGAAGGTATTGCCATATTTATCTCCTTAAAAACTGGAGCGAGTTACCCCGCCCCAGAATTATGTTACAACGGTGAAGTTGTTTTACGAACCCAACCGTAATCGCCAGATGCAAAAGCGGTATCGGCAGTGTAAGAACCTGCTGTGTCAGTCAGTGCAAATGCTGCGCTAACACTACATGTTCCAGTTGCAACTGCTTCAGATGCTTGAACATATACCCAAGTGTCGTTCAAAATACCAACTTGAGGAGTTCCTAACGTCATTACGGCAGCAGTATCACGCTGTGCAAACATAGGAGTTACAAAGTTTAATACACCAAATGTTGAATTAGCCATTATTTTCTCCTTATGCTATTAACACACCGCAAAATTGTGGGCCTGAGCTTGTAAGATTTCCAGCCCAGCCAATCAATTTAACGATAGCGTCTTGGTTAACCGCTTGGCGATCTCCGCCAATTGGCACAAAATTACGATCCACATGAGGACGGAACATAATGTACTTGGTATTCAACATCCACATATGTGAAGCAGTAGCAGCAGAGCCAACACCGCCATCTAATACTACGTCTGAAGCCATACCAGCTCCATAGTATTTTAGAGAAGCAAAGCCAGATCCAACTGAACTATTCCCACCATCGGTGATACGTTGAATTGATTGTAGGCTAGACAGATAAAATTTGTAGAAGATATTGTCTGCAACAATCAAATCAGGTTTATCAGTACCACGAATTAGCTGAACAGCCAGCGCATCCATGTAAGACTGAATATTACTTGCTGAAGTAGCACTACCGCCATTAGTCGTTCCAGAGTAAGCAATTGATCTCCAGAAAGAATAGTTAGCGCGGTTAATACCACCGTAAGTTCCAGTTGAAGGTGCATCAGGAACAGCAGCAGCTAAACCAGTAATGTTCTTGCCACCGTTACCAGTTCCATCTAGGTAAATATCGCCACCTATACGGTTTGCTAGTTGGGCTTCAGCAACATTCATACGTCCGTCTAATAAGTCAATAATCGCTTCTTTACCAGAGTTTTGGATACTATCCAAGCCTGATAGAGATACAGCAGCAGCATATTGAGTAATTGAAAATTGAGCAGCACTAATTGGGCTATTTTGGGATACGTTTAATACTTCGTAACCAGAATAACTGTTAGTGTTGCTGGTTGTGGAGTCTGTGTACATAATTTCTTGCAGTATTACATTACCGCCAGAAAATGTTTTCACATTTCCACGTTCTTTGAGTCTACGCAATAAAGCGTTGTTATTTGTCCTTGTGTTATGTTCAGGCTCTTTATCCCAAACCTGCATATTCCATTTATATGCAGAGCAGACTATCTCATCGCAAGTTTTATCGCTTTCTTGGTGGCGCTAATCTTAGCACCGTGGCCTTTCGGCTTACCAATCTGCGCCAATCTACGCTTTAGGTTGCTTTCTGCGCTTTGTCTGTAGCTATTGGCTACCCTAGACTTTGCTGCCATTGTAGGAGCGTTTGGAGGCGGCCTAAACGAATACTCATTTTCGTTTAGTAACAAATTACTGCCTCTGTAGTGCTTCATCCAAGACAACTCGCGCTCACGCTTCTCAATCACTGATACTTCTGCTGGCATTGTCTCAAGTACTTTCATCTGAAACTCACCAGCGTGATCGTTCCACGCTTCTTGCAACCTCTTAGAGCTATGCTTACCGGCTTTTAGTAGACTCCTATGCTCTCGCATCCTCTTGCCTATCTTGCCTGCTGTGCAACCTACATACGCTGCTCCAGTGCTTGCATCCTCTAAACCGTACACTGTCACCATTTGGAATACTCCTCTTTGGTTGATACTTACGCTCCGCGCTCGTGGGACTTTGCTTCCGCTTTGTCCTAGTCGTTACACCTTACGCACCCCTTGGGTATCCTGTGCGTCTTGGCTCGGTGTTGGCATCTCAGCTTTTCACCGAATTCACGGAGTTTTATAACGTCTATAAGTTAAACGTTATCAGCCAGCTCACCACTACGACTTTGAATATTAGTCGCAATAATATCGCTGATTGAACTATTGGCAAAAGCCATAATTATCTCCTAATAGTTAATCAAAAGCGTTCACTAATCTGATCGAATTGTTCAGATAATAATGAACGTCTATCTTGCGCTTTAGTCATCGTAGAGACTCCGGGTGTGGAGCTTTTAACGCTAACCGCTGCCGCCTTAGCCGATTTCGCAGCTCTGTCCGCCAAGTTTACTTTTGTCTGTATGTTTGCCTGTGGGGCAGTCCATAAGTTTTCGGATAACTTAGAATCAAGGCGTAATGCTTTTTCATAAGCGTCATCCAAATCGTTTGCTCTACCGCCTTGTAAGAGAGCAACCATATCAGGAATTACTTGTTGAAAATGTTCTTTCTTGCTTGCAAAAACTTCTATTTCGTTATTTAAAGTAGCCATTTCAGCATCTTCAATACGCTTCTTATCTGCTACTTTAGCTTCTTCCCAGCCCTGCATTTGTCCTCTTACTGCGTTAAGTTGATTCCTTAACTCGTAAACTACATCTTGTTGTGGAGCTTGTTGCTCTACTGCGTTCATTCCATATTGTTGACGCAATAGGGCTATATAATCTTCTTTATCTTGTGGAGAACCGTGCCTTAAATTCTTATCAGCTTGCAATAAACCATTCATTGCTTGCGCTGGAGTTAATCCCAATCCTCGTATTGTATCAAGATATGGCTCAAATACCTTCTGCATTTCGTCAGCATAATGAGCTTTAGAAACCATTGGTTCAATACCTGCTCGCATCTGTTCTTCACGATTCCATGCGTATTCCTGAAGTCTAGGTGATGCTGTGTTCCAATCCTGATGGTATTCAGACTTCCATGATGATGGAGGGCGCTTCCATACAGGTTCTTCTACAACAGGTTCAGCAACAACAGTAGGAGCAAATTTTCCTTTTTCATCTCTATTAACTTGTTTTTCTTCAACAATAGGAGCTTCAATTTCATCAAATTGCTGACTCAACAACTCTTTCCTATCTAAAACTTCATCTTCAACGATTTCATTTTCCATTACTTCTCCCTGTGGGGGTTATTTGAAAATCTTACATCATCTCGCAACTTAGATAAAATCTTATTTGCTTGTGCGTGAGTCATATTAGATAACTGAGACATTAACGCTTCTTTTCTTAAATTATTGTCTTTTTTAATTGGATTGCTCATTGATTCGTTACCGACTTCAATGCAGTTATTATCCCTTAAATGCGTTCTGTGCTTTGATCTGCTAGTAATCATAGAGCCATCAATCATTGATTTATAAGGTTTTATATCTGGCATAATATGCACCTTTGCATCTAAATTACAAGTGATGTTTGCAATAGCTTCACCATCTACATAAGTCCATTTCATAATAGTGTTAAAACATCCTCGTCATCAAGTTCAATAAAGTGTTGCCATATTCTTTCTACTCTGTCTATATCTAATAATAATCTATCGTAATCAATGTTCTGTGTAGTTGATAAAGTTTCTACAAATGTAAATGGCTCTGTTAGGAACGGTGTTATTATTTCTTCAACTACATCAGGCTTTCCTTCTATTATTCTTTCAAATGCCCTGATAATCTCATTCTTGTTCTTAAACCTTCTGTCAATTTCCTTCTTAAATCGTTTCTTATCATCATATCCACCAGTAGTTACAATGATTATTGGTGGTGGTACTGCTGTCCCAGAGACAGTAGAAAACGGTAATTCAGAGAATGAAGAAAATCCAAACATTAGGTGTCTGTGCCATCAATAATTATTGTCATGCTGATAATCCTTTTAATTCATCTAATGTAGTCACGGTAATTTTTGTTATATCTCTTAATCGTTGTTTCTCAGCCACGATAGCAGCAGTATCCTGATTCTGTTCAGTTGCTCGCATAAACAATACGTCTTGCGCTTCCAAAAGAGGCTTACGCTCTGCTCTTAAACGCTGTTGAGTAATGATGACTGCTTTATCAAAGTCTATTCTTATTCCCATGTCCAAGCATCCCTGAAAGTTCTATCTTCTGGTACATCGTCTACAATCTCGTATTCAACACCTTCTGGTATGTCTTTTATACAGGCTTCAATAGTGTCGGTTGGTACTATAACTGCTACACCGCCTGATTCTGTTTTATAGATTATTCTCATGGGTGTCCTTTACCTGAAAGCGCATGCCATTATATTAGTAGCATCAATTTGTGCGCTATTAGTGACGTTATTTGTTACTATTGTAAATGCTGATGTTGTTGGTAACACTATTGCCTGAGAGGGAGATGACATTATATAACTATTTATTGAATTGCTAGTGCTAGAACTAGAAGTGACGGCTGAGTAATTCGCATCAGACATTGCAGTCGTGAAGTTAACCGTGTAATTACCAGTTCCGTTATCCGTAATACTACTCACATTCCCACTTGCCCTTATAGCCACCGTACCAGAACCATTGAAGTTTACCCATGCACGACACATATAGAGTGGTGCAGTACCAGATACTGTTGCGAGAGAAGCTGAGTCGAATGTAGGAGTGGTTAGTGTAGGGCTAGTCCCCAATACATTAGCACCTGTACCAGTACTCGTAGTCACACCTGTGCCACCATTTGCTACGGCTAGAGTGCCTGTTACGGGTGATACTGGTACTCCTGTGTCTCCAGATATAATTATTGTCATGGTTTAGCCTTTTGTTTGCAATTATTGAAATGCCACCTAATACCAGCACCTTTGCCATTACCTTGTGTATTACAATGCGGACATTCCCAAGATTCTTTTTCGGCTAATTTTTTCATTCTTTGTATAGCTTCTACGCTATTTTTGAATCCTTTTTTACCAGATGGTTTTCCCAATTTAACTAAACTCATTTGCAATAAACTTTTAACAGAGTGTTTCTTTCCTTTCATTGGAGATAGTTGTCCTTTATGGGAATCAGACATATGCTGTCTGTATGTAGGATTTTCCCAAAGTTTAATGACTTGATTTTTAATCTTTACTTTAGATTCTATGGAGCAAGGAATGCCTTTGTTCCATGAAGGTACTCCAATTCTATATTGATTACCATACGCTAATGGTGGGCATCCTCCGCCAGAAACTATATTCCATCCTATACTCTCAGTATTTCTTAATTTTGTTTCAATAGTTAAACAATAATCTTTTGAACCAATTAAAACATTATCTTTTATAAGATTGTCCCACCCATACTTATTAATAGCATTTTTTAAATGCATATTGCTTGTTTTTTTATGATGTTCGTTCCATCGTTTACAAACATCTTTAGACACACCTATGTAACCCTGAGTAAATATATTAGTATGCTCAGGTAAGTGAATCCAATAAACACTATGATTCATAAGTTGTGCCATCAATAATTATCGTCATGCTAATTCCTCGTCTGTAGGTTTAGGTAGTGTATGTTCCCATTTAGCTATGTAGTCACCTTTTCCGTCAGAGTCGTTTTTAAGATATATAGTTCCTGTTAGTGGAACAAAATCATTATCTGTTAATGTTGGGTATAAAGCTTTAATTTTTTCTGGTAATGTCATTATGCTGCCCTCACTAAACAACCACTAAAATATGTAAGTTCTCCATTAGCGTCACCGCCTATTCTTGCTGTTGTAGCAGTTATATATGCATCTATACAAATAGAATCAGTTGTCCCATTCATATAAATTAAAGCAGAACCATTTACCGCATTTAATGGGTTTGGAAGGACATCAGCAGCTCTTTTAGTCCCTGTTGAACTTTTAATAAATGAAACTAACGCTCTTGTAGGAGAAACAGCAGCTTCTATATTAATAGATACATTAAATTGATAATAACCAGCTACATTTGGTAAAAAAGAATATGCTGGAATACTGCCAACTGTTGAACCTGTATTGTTAAAACATGATGCAGTATCAAAAGTTTCTGATGAAAATGCAACTCTAGTTCCTACAGATGACGTAATTGTTTGATTTGATGGAAGAAAAGCACTAAACGCTGGTCCTGTTCCTGCAAAAGTAGAAGCAGTAGTAATGACAGTCCCACTTGTAGTAGGCAACGTAAGTGTTGTTGTGCCTGATACAGCAGGTGCGCTTAATGTTACCGAACCAGATGTGTCCCCTGCGATAATCACGCTCGACATTATCTAGCCTCCAATGCTGTGATTCTTGCTTTTAAATCGTTGATGATGGTTTGTTGTTCTTGGATGGCTTTTACCATGACTGAACATAGTGCGTCTAGTTTAAGTGATTGAATTTGATGTTCAGCATCTTTTTCGCCTTCTACTGCACTAGGTATAACTTCTGCTAATTCGTGAGCAATAAACCCTTCACGTTGAATACCATCTGCTTTGTATAATGTTTTATAGTCAGCAATTTCATAAGTAACTGGGCGAATCTGCGCAATACGTTCTATAGCTTGAGCTTCATTAGTTACAATATTTTTCTTTGTACGATAATCAGAAGTTAAAGATACGTTACCTACGTTTGTAGTATCAACCCATGCTTGAAGTGCCGAACCAGTCCACCAAAAGTTAATTGAATTTCCATTACTTGTTCCGCCTATACCTTGCCTACCTATTAAGGAGTGTGCTGAAATTGAACCAGCTACATATAATGTACCAGTATTAGAGCCAAGTGATGTTGCATTAATCAACACAGTACCACTAGAGTCTATACGCATACGTTCAGAACCAGCAGTAGATGCGGCAATAGTATCAGCAGCTGGAAACCATACCCCTGTGTTAGTATCTCCAGTTGTAGTTAGTGATGGCAGCAATGCTGTTCCTGCGGCAAAAGTGGATACACCACTAGCACTTAGCGTACCCGTAACTGCTGCACCAGTAGAAGTCACCGCTACTATTGTAGTTGTACCTGATAATAAAGAAAGATTACCAGTAGCGTCAGCAGTAGTGACTACTCCGCCTACTCCAGTTGTAATTGCTGCTATCGTAGATGCCATATTTTCCTCATAGTACTAACCATCTTTGTCCAGATGTAATCGTAACTGCCACTCCACCAGATACGGTTATAGGCCCGACTGAACTAGCATTATATCCAGCTGCTATTGTATAACTGGTAGCCACAGTAGTTGAGTTTAATACTAATCCGTTACTAGCAATAGGAGCAGTTACACTTAATTCACCAGTAGACGGTTTATATAACAGTTTAGCATTACTTGTGTAAACAGTTGATGTCGTGCCTGTCGTTGCCGATGCAAACGTAGGATAGAGCGTTGTAGCAGTCGTTGTGTCATTGCTTAAAGTAATTGTGCTGGCAGCAGGTGCGGTACTCGCCCAAGTTGTGCCGTTTGATGTCAGTAGATTGCCTGACGTACTTGGAGCAACAAAAGTAGGTGCTGAAGCACCGTTACCTAATATTACGTTATTAGCAGTTAGTGTCGTTAAACTTGTTCCGCCGTTGGCTACTGGTAACGCTGTTCCTGAATATGTTATTGCTAGTGTGCCAGAAGTCGTTATAGGACTGCCAGATATTGAAAGCACAGATGGAACACTCGCTGCAACTGAGGTGACTGAACCTGATCCTTTATTATTAAAAGTTGTCCAGTCAGTCGATGAGAGGTATCCGCTTACTGAGGTTGTAGCTACTGGCATTGATATTGCTGGAGTTACACCACCGCTAGATACTACTGGGCTTGTACCAGTAACACTCGTTACCGTTCCGCTTCCTTTATTGTTAAAGGTTGTCCAATCTGTACTTGTTAAATAACCATTTACTGAAGTAGTGGCAGCAGCCATACTGATTGCTGGAGTTGTACCGCCAGATGATGATACTGGTGCTGTTCCTGTAACACTTGTTACTGTTCCAGAGCCTTTATTATTAAACGTAGTCCAATCGGTAGAGCTTAAAGCACCTCGATTAGTCGCTGAAGCCGTTGGAACTTGTAGCGTGATGACTGGAGTTGTAGTTGAGTTTGCGACAGTTGAGGATAAATCAGTACCAGTTGTACCTAATGTTAAAGCTGCGACTGAAGTTACAGTCCCTAAAGTACTGTTTGCAATAGTAATTGAGCCAGTAGAGTTGGTAACTGTTATTCCTGTTCCAGCCGTTAGAGTCGTTTTAGTTAGCGTATTTCCTGTCGTATTACCTATTAAAATCTGTCCGTTAGTGTAGCTAGTCTGTCCTGTACCGCCATTAGCGACTGCTACTGTTCCAGTAATATCGCTTTGAGTTAATACTACCGTGCCTGTATAGCCGTTTACAGAAGTAACAGCGTCAGTATTATCTATCTTCTGCCATGCTGTACCGCTATAAATAGCCCAATCGCCTAATATCCAGTCTGATATTCCGTCTAAATTAGTCGAGCCAGCAACTGAAACTACATAATAATAGCCCTTAGTGCCTACTCCTGAAGCTAGGGTAGGTGTATTAGTAGATGCGTTCCATGTCCCTTGATAATTGACAGCACCGATTAAAGAAGCGGGTATTTGAGACATTGGAACAGTTCCACCAGAGTCTAGTGTAGCTGCGCCATTAGCGGCGGCTGCTGTTAATACTGCTACTGAGCCTAAACCTAATCCAGTTCGAGCAGTAGCTTGAGTCGTGCCACCAGTTCCACCGTTGGTAACAGCTAAAGTGCCTGAAACTGTAATTGTTCCAGATGTGGTGACTGGCCCGCCAGAAGTAGTTAATCCTGTCGTTCCACCTGATACATCAACAGAAGTAACTGAACCGCCCCCGTCTGCTACCCATTCAACGTCAGTAGCACCAGCGTTAAGTGTCAGTCTTTTTAAAGCGTTTGTTGCGTAAGAGGGTAATAAATTTGATCTAGCAGTTGAAGCAGTCGTACCAGCAGTCCCACCATTAGCAATAGGAAGCGTTCCTGTAACTCCAGTAGTCAAAGGTAACCCAGTTAGGTTAGTTGCTACTCCTGAAGCGATTGTGCCTAATCCTATGCTGTTTCCTGACGCATCTAAATAAACAGCCTTATCGGACGGATAAGTGACAAATACGTCTTTAGTAGCAGAGCTGAAACTTACTAAAGCGTTGCCGTTTGATGATTTAAAGACTGTATCTCTGGATAGAAAGCCAGTAGTGTAAGTCCCTAAACCAACTTCCCAGTTTGAGCCTGATTGATCTGCTATTGTATAATAAGTAGTGTTACCATTGCCCAATACTGAAAAGCTGGTGAATCCAGTCGCTGCGCCCAATAGGGTAACAGTTCCTGTACCAGATGTGGTAGTAGACTCCTTAATTCTATCTGATACTGCTAAAGTCATAGTGTTTCAACTCCAGCAGCTCTACCATCTACCCCTCTGATAATTCTCTTTGGCCTGGTTAATGCCTGCATAACTCCACCGATTGATTGTAATGTTTGTCCTTGCATATCAGCCATTCTATTCATTGCTTGAGTAACATGATCCCCTAACTCTAGGGTAATTCTTTCAGACGCAGCTTGTTGTGCTTCGATGAGTGGTAAATCCATGCCGGGATTAGCACCAATTCTAGCAATCAGTACTTTAGTGGCTGCTTCTAGTTCATCTTTCCAGCGATTGTAGGCTTCTACATTAGTGTTTTCAGTAGTAGACATCTCTGCTTTCATTTGCTCAATTTGTATATCTGTTTGCAGTTTAGCTTGTTCTAACTGCATCTTAGCTTGTTCAATCTGAGTATGAGCTTGCAGTTTCATTTGTTCTGGATCAGGTTGTGGCTCTTTAGGCTGTTGTTGGTTAGCTTTTAGCTGTTCCATAGCTGAATTAATCGTTCCCTCAATAGACTTAGCTTGTTTAAAGCCACCAACACCGAATTTCATAATCTCAATTATCATTGGTGCTAGTTCTGGTACTGATTGTACAACTGGCATAGCTTGAGTAATAAATCCGCCAAATGCTGCAATAAACTCTATTCTGTCCTGTTTATTCTGATTTTCATCAATTTGAACGAGACTATCTGCCTCAATATCTATTCTAAAATTATAAAGCGGGTTTTCTAGTAACTCTAATGCTTGAGGAATGAGTTGTTTATCAGCATCAGACATCTGACTTGCAGCCGCATAATTTAATATGGTTTCAGGTTGGAAATGTTTGCAGATTATCTGTGCTTTTAGCTTAATGATAGATGAAGCGAATAACGCTACTTCTTCCTGTAATGATCTTAGTCGCAAGCCTGCGTACTGTCCTTTAATCTGTTGTGCAGTCGCTGTCTCACTTGCTGAAGTCTGCCCCCTAATAATGTCTGATATGCCTGTAATTTCATATATCTGGCTAGTTACGTTCTTATGTGCTTCATACAGATTTATTAGAGTTTGTGCAATAACTTCTAGCGGTAATAGCTGAATAGAACCTTGTAATCCGCCTTTCTCACTAAATGCCATCCATTTATCAACTGGAATTAGTGTATTGTTATCCCCTTCCGTCAAAAGTCTTTGTAACGCTGGTTGAGAAGCGTCATAGACTCCACGAACTCGTAGCGCTTTTATCAATCCGTCAATTCTGTCTGCAATAATGTCTAGTTCTGTCGCTTGATCTTGATACAGAACGTAATCAGGAATAGGAATTAGACTATCAGAGGTTAAAGTAGAATAAAGTGGTATAGAACAAGGAAAGAAGCCTTCTAATCCTAGTGGATCTTCTCTTTCGTCTATGATATTGCGTGAGTTTTTAGAGAACCAGTATACTTTTCCGCTTTCTTTGTCCCATAATTCACAGATTTTAGCTCGGTTATACTCTTTAGACGTTTGATTATAGCTATTTAATGTCTTAGCACCACAATCTAGCGGTATTTTCTTAGCTTCCTTCTCTCCGAATCGTTCAGCCATTGATTCTTTAGTCATGTACACCCATCTCCAGACACAAGTGACTTCTTCCCATGTTCTAGCGATTGAATGTCCAAAGTCTTTCCAATGCACATAGTCAGAAGGCGCACACTCATATTCTATTTCTTCTGGTACTTCTTCATCATCTGCATCTTCTGTAATCTGTAAACCGTCATCAGGTACATTTTGAGCTTTAATGTGTGGTTCATAGCGAACCCATGCTGTTCCTCTACCACCTAAAAATCTGTCTCTAACGACATTAGTCATCATTGAGCGAAAGTCAGGATAATGTTCTATTTCAAAATCTATTGCTCGTTCTAGTAGCTGAGATGCGACTCTTCCTACTTGATCGTTATCTCCAAACCGCCTTCTAACATCTGCTGTTGGTAGTTTAGAGTAGACGGCTGGTGTTAATGCCTGAATGTTGCTCCAAAGTATATTGAACCGTACAGAGTCATTAGTGCTTGAGATTCTATTATCGTCTCTATAACGCTTAACTATCTTATTTGAACGAGCTTCCCATTTCTTAAACTCGGTATCGTAAGCGCCAATGATATTCAGCCATTTCTCTAGTACATCGTCTTTAGTCTCAGTCATTTTCTATCCTATTTGGGCATTGGAGTATATGCTTCTGGAATTCCCCAGAAAGGAGATTGTCCATTATTTATTCTCATCACAGCGTGTTCACGAGCTTTATCATAAACTGACTGAAGTACTGGAGATTTTGTTGATGCTGACATTTTTACATTTTCAAATTCGTCTTTAGTTAAATTTGGAGGTAATAACGGCATTTCTACTCCTTTACCATCAATATCTTGAGTAGTGCTATATTCAGTAGCAAAATCACCATTTGGTAATGGTATCTTGCCATAAAAACCCATAGCTTTATTTTGATTTGGATTGTCATATCTAGCACCAAAACCGTAGTCAGGCCCGTTGCTAAAGTTTACAAGTCCATCTGCGTATTGCTTAGGTGTAGGCATTATTCAATAGGTTTCCTAAAATATAACATTCCACCTAAATTACCAGGTTGAAGATTAGCGTCTAAACTATAGTTTGATCCATTATCATTTGTGTAACTAGCTCCAACAGTATCTACTCCTGTTCTTTTGTAAAATGGATTATTGACACGACTGCCACCAACATTAATTTCTACTTCTTTTGTTATTGGTATAGCAAAATTAATTCTTTTAACGTTAGTTTTTACACCGCCATCATCAAACCTGTTGAAACCACCCGATACTTTATATGTCTTACCAGAATCATCTGTGAAACGAACTCCTGCTTCGTCTATTCCTGTTTTTATAACATTTGGATCATCCATACGACTGTTATTAAAAGTGTAGCCAAATTTATCGCCAACGCTTCCATTAACACCAAAACTTTCAATATTCGTTGGTATGCCCATTGGATTAAGCGTTTGGTTGTTTTGGTATACATCCATACGAGACAACAACGCATCTGCTAATTCTTGTGGAGTTGCCATTATGCTGAGAATATCCCAACTGCTACTACTGTTGCTCCTGCACCAGTTGTAACGCTCCATGCGCCAGTAACAGACGCTACGCCAATTTCTACTGACTGCACACCGATTACTCCTGAAGCGGCTGTCTGTATGACGATTGATGTTGAACCGTCTATTAGTGTGACTCCAGCAGTTGCGACAGTTATAGTATTAATGATTAGTCTTTGAACGTAGTCCCCAGTTGCACCTGTTCCACCTAGAACCTGTCCTGTCTGACTGACTGCTACTGTTTCGTATTGATACCGATAGGGATTTGCTATGCCACTCATATTCGACTCCTTTTGAATTTGTTATGATCTGCCCAGACATCTTCTAGTGTTGCTGTATTTTG